ACCGCCTCCGCCGCCGCCACCACCGCCGCCGCCCGCGGTGCCGAGTTCGTGCGATCCTGCCCTCACAGACACCTGCTGGATCATCGACAAGGCTGTGGATACGTTCGTATCCAATACAGGATGTGACGATCTTCTGTCTGGTGATTTTTGGGATGGTAAGTTCTCATGGTCTCCGGGCTGCCTGTGGCCTGCCGGAGCCGGTAGAATCGGTGGTGGAGGTGATAGCACGCCCAAACGGAACGGCAACACCTTCATCCAGCTTCAAATCTCAGTAAGGTGGCTATTGAGGATTCGCTGCTCTGACTCGGAAACAGCGTCGATTGCCATTTGGGAAGGTGAGAAGACAACAGGCACCGACCCGTCGGGTGCTTACACACGCACGGCAGGCTCTGATACCACCACGACCATCACAGTAGCATCGACAACATGCCCTTGAGCTAAGTTATGACTTCTCTAAACACAGACATCGTTCGAGGATCGGCCTCGCTAGTATTGTTCGAGTGGGCCACAGGCAATGTCCGCAGGTACACCAACTGGACAGACAGGATTGTGTTCGGAGGTTCTAACTTCTCCTCTGTGCCTGAGATGTCTGTTGATTATGGCGAGCAGTCGGGCGGCTCAAAAGACGAGCCGGTCAAAATCATCCTCCCGTCCAACATTGTCCCTGTAAGCACACTGGCAGCAGGCACTCTGTCCTCTGAGGTCTTTGTGACTGTGTGGGATATCGTCCCCGGACAGGAAGCGTCTGCCGTGGTGTCCTTCAAGGGTTCCATCAGAAAGACCATCTCGAACTACCAGAAGAAGCCCGGCATCAACATGGCCGAGATACATGGCGTGAAGGCAAGGCTGCGTGTCCGACTCGGCATCCCCGCAAACCATCTGTGTGCATGGTCATTTGGTGACGGCAACTGTGGTGTGAATACCTCTGCGATCACAGAGACAGGAACAGTCGCAAGCATCGACGGCAGAGACATTAGTGTTACCGGCCTCACGACCATTGAGCAGGGCTACTGGAACAGAGGATTCGTCACCAAGAGTGGTCTCAACATCCTCATCAGGGAGCATGTGTCGGGTGGCTCGTTCAGGCTCATACAACCCCCTCCCTTGTCGTGGTTGGGCCAGACAGTCGTGCTGACCCCCGGTTGCGACAAGGCCATCGAAACATGTAGGGATAGGTGGAACAACGAAGCTCAATTCTGTGGGACTGGTATCCAAATCCCCGACAGACATCCTCTGTTCGAGGAAGGGAACGATGATTGAGTGGCATCCACTTCCAGACAAAGGCAAACAGGACAGACTCGGCGAAATAATCCAGTCTTGGAAGGGCACGCCCTGGCTCTCTAGACAGTGCTGCAAGGGCGGGGGCGTGGACTGCATCAACTTCGTCGTAGCTGTCCTCAATGAGATGCGAGGTAGGTCTTATGGCCCTCTTGAGACCAAGAACAATGCCTACCACAAAGCAAACAATGGTCATTGGAGAGAGACCTACAGGATCATAAGAGAATCCTTTGGCGACTCAGCACCCTTGCATTTGACTGACCCTCTGGTTGTGTTCCCTGGCGATGTATTGCTCATTGAATCAGGCAGGGACACAGGGCATGTTATAATCGTCGGGACTAGAAAAAACACCCTGCACCATGCCCTTTCTGGTCAGGGTGTGCGAATGATCGGAACAGGCAACCTCTACCCCGTGACGGGTCACTGGAGGGATTGTTGGGAACACTGGACATGATGTATTTCTTAGCCGAAATCGTAAACTATGCCCCTTCTCTGCCTCCCGTCAAGGCCGAGCCTGCAACCATCACATCACTTCTCATAAGCCTTGCAGTTAGTGGTGTATTGTCTGTTGCTGCCATCCTGCTCACACCCAAACAAAAATCACCAAGCTCTAAGTCAGACGACAGACCCCCTACCCTCTCTAACAGAGGCAGCTTCATTCCCCTGATCCTCGGCAGAAGAAGGACCGCCCCCGTGATCGGGTGGATCGGCAGGCGAAAGAGAGGCAGTAGCAAAGGTGCAACCACATACAGAGAAGATGGCTGGCACATGATCTGCATCGGACCAGCGGAAAAGCTGCACCAGATTTGGGTAAACGGCAAGGTCGTTTTTCCCATTAAGAACCAGGTTGCCATCACATCTGGTGACACTCCCTCTGGTTCCAGCATTACGATAAAGAAGAAGGATGTGGGGTTTCCTCGCATTTATTGGGGCGAGTTCGACCAGCCCATAGACACCGTGCCTCCTTTTGAGGAGCCTGTAGAGCCTGAGCCTGTTCCGGCTGATCCTCTGCCTGCCGACGAAGACCCTATCGTGCACGGAACACCAGACATTACCCCGTGGCTCCCTCCCCAAACAGAAGAACCCGTAGGACCAAACGATAGAGTCTATGACCCTGGCCTTGCTCAGAACATTGGCGTGTTCAGCAGATGGCCCTACGTCTGCTATATGTATTGGAACAGAGTCAAAATGCAGGGCAGTCCAGTGTGGCCCACCATCGAGTATGACATCGAGGTGCGGCTTCACAAGACCTTGCTTGGCTCGTCGTCGTGGCTCGATGATGGCACGACATCCGGTGTGAATCCTGCCCATGCTCTATGGCAAGTCCTCACCGATGCCTACCCTCACGGGTGCGGCATCCCCGAGGATCAGATCAACAAGACAGACCTTGAATCACTCGGAGAGATTCTCGAAGAAGAACACCTGCCGATGAACATCCTCGCAGCCGATGGCCCCGAAGCAGCAGACATGATTGCTGATATGCTCCAAGATGCAGGGTTCATGTTGTATCAGGTCTCTGATGTGCTTCGAGCAGCACCCATCAGAGAAGTAAATGTCGCCAATGTGCCTGTTCTCACAGACGCCAACCTATCCACCAGCTTCTTCGAGTTGGAAGCCACACACGGCTATCGAGTGCTTGATCGAGTTATCTACACCTTCTCTGACCTTGAGCAGAACTACCGCGACACGACAATCCAGATGGACGACGATAGCCAGGCAACTGCGAACTCTGTCGTGCGTCAAGAATCCATCAAGCTCTCCACGGTGACGGGCTATGCTGTAGCTGAACGAATTGCACAGCGTCGTCAGCAGGAAGACCTGACCAATGCCCGACAATACAACCTCCCCATCGCACGAGGCGGAAGGAGGTTCTATCCGGGGATGCCCTTCATTGCAGACGGCAAGCTGCTGAGAGTCATTACCTTCGAGAAATCAGACGATTCTGCTGTGGTCATAATCAAGGCCCTTGAGGACTTCTACTCCGTGGCCCTGCCATCACAGACCGTTCCTGCTGTTCCGCTGCCTCCTATTGGAAGCGGGCCAGAAATCATTGACGCAGACATTGCCGTGAAGTGGATTGAGATTCCTAACGATCTTTCTCCTTCCCTCTCCATTGGGGTACTTCGCCTCCGTGCGGACAATGCCGCGAGTGCTGCGAATGTGTGGGGGTCTTTGGATGGTGTGGGCTATGCCCTCCTCGGAAACCAAGGCACGCCCGCATCTGGTGGTCGTCTGATGGACAATTTTCCTCAATCAGCAAGAACCATTCTGGAATATGGTCCTCGGTTCTTCGTCCAGAACAGAGACGACATCGAAACTGTTCTCGATCTTTCATCGTCCCCGAACGAGTGGCGATCCGGTCTTCAACTCGCATTCATCGGGAATGAAATCTTCTGGCTGCGTGAGATCGTATCCATCGGCGGTTCTCAGTATCAGATGAAAGGCGTCATCCGAGCCAGATACGACACAGACAAGGAAGCCCACTCGGTAGGCGACCACATCTACATCATCAACAGAGACGATCTGACAAGGATCAACACATCCTCCCTGTTCCTCTCAGGTGATTATTACATCAAAGTCCAGCCAGTAACACCCACCGAGGAGGTCGATCTGGACGACCTCTCAGGAATTGTGGGTCAGGGAGAAGGCAGACACCTCAGTGCATTGCCTGTAGAAAACCTCAGAGTCAACAAAGACTCACTCAACAGAACAACCAATACTTACGAATCGACAGATGTAGAAATGCTTGTCGAATGGGATTACCGTGTTGTGGACGGCCTCGGACAAGCCGCTGGTGAGTCTCCGGCAGGTACAATCACTCCCAATACCAGCCCTGTGCCAGCGACCTACCACTACTTGCTGGAGGTTTTGACTTCGGCGGGGGTTTTGGTCAGGACACAGACCCCATTGTTTACCCCATCTTACACCTACACCCTCGATCAGATTGCTTCTGATTTTGGATCGGCACCCACTTCTTTCTTGATTCGAGTCACCGCGTATAATGGCGGCTTGTCTTCTCGGAAGGCAAGAACCGTGACAGTGAGGAAAACAACATGAGCAAGCCCACAATCGACATGCTGGACATCACACCTGCTCAAGCAGGTTGGGATGCAACCATCCAGAGCAACTTCGAGGAGGTAGAATCCTTCCTCGCCGGCCCGCTGCCTGTCGCGGAATACCTCATAACAGCCGATCTGCCGCCTGTGGTTCTGTTCGACAGGTGCATCGTCATGCTCTATGAGGCCGGTGTGGGCTGGAGGATCAGGTACAGTGACGGTGTGACATGGCTGAGGGTACTAACCACCTCTGACACCCCCACCGCCTCAGTGCGTGCAGGCGTCCTGCGAGCCTCTGCCATTGCAGACCTGAGCCAGACCATCACAGACCCGCCCACACAGGCAGAGGTGCAGGCGATTTCTGACAAGGTGGATGCTCTGCTGGCAGCCCTGCGGACATCTGGAGTGTTGGCGACATGATTTCAGCCCCCCGCCTGAGCTTCCTTCAGACCCGCTTCGATTACGACGTTCTGCTGCCTTCAGAGCAGAACCCACAGACGAGGACACTGTTCGACGAGGACCACAACAACAAGCACGCAAGCAAGTGCCTGCCGATCAGCATGGCAAACAGCCTGGGGGTGTTGATCCGCAGCCCTGTGACGTTCTCGGCACGTTGGGACGGGCACTCAGGGCACCCTGCCGAAGTATCATGCGTCGAGTTCCCCAAAGGCACCATCGTGACCAACCACGCCGGGCCTAACTGCATCGTCATCCAGCCGGGTTGGATACCCGTCACAGAGACGGGGGTCTACAGCTACATCAAAGGCATCGCCAACGACACCCCCCGGCCCTTCATGTGCATGGAGGCTTGCATCGAATCGTGGTGGAATGCTGGTGACTTCGGCATTATCCTCCGCATGACCTCTGCTGGCTCGTTCAAGATCGGCAGGGGCGAGCCGCTGGCGTCCCTTGTGCTGGTTCCGGCGAGCTACGGTGCCCCTAAGATTGAACCCCTCGCAGAAGGCCGGGAAAAGGCCCTGCGGGAGATGTATAAGAAATGGGCCAACAAGACGCCCAAACCATCACTCGATTACCTGCGGGGGTTGAGTCCAGATGGCGTACCACAGGCCCCGCACTACACGCAATGGAGACAGGCAAATGATTAACATCAGACGATGGGACAAACTGAACAAAGAAGTCGCCGGAACGGTCGAAATACAGGTCGATCAGATCGAAAACGTGCGAGGAAAGCACTTCATGCTCAAGAAAGAGCGAGTGAAGGGCAAAATCCTGTCCCACGAAGGCAGCGTCATCACCATCAAGGGCCAGGGCGAGTGCCTTTGTGCCGATCCGGAATCTGTGGTGCGGGAGAAGATGGATCAGGCTTTTGTGGAGCCGGTTGCTTTTGTTGAACCCGAGGATCAGCCAGAGCCACCTTCCCCTCTTTGATTTTTTTCGCAAGGGAATGGGCACCGCTACCATGCCTCGGGTTGGTCTCGATGAGTAGAGAGACAGCAACATGGACCGTATTACAGACCAGGCAAACCATTCGCTGTGTGTGGCATTGGTTTCCTGCTCTGTAAGAGTGTGTCACACTCAAGAAAGATTTGCACTCAGGACAAATCAACGAGATACTCCATGAACTCTCTTGCCCATTTTATCAGAGTTGCCCTTGCCTGCGTGCCGGATCGACCTCCCGCCCATCAGAAATGAGTCATACATCGCCAACACAACAGCATCAGCCCTGTCTGGTGATGTGTGGCCTCTTTTGACGTAATCATCCTTAGTTTCGATAGCCATGTGACCTTTTTTGGTCATAAAGTACCTTCTATTGCTTAACTGCTCCATCAGGATAGTGTCATTCGGGAGCCAGCAATGGGCCTTTCTGACCTTCTCAGCAAGGCTAAACCATGCCTCAGATACGATATTATCGTATTTTGGGTCTGCTGCCTTCATGTTGAACTTGAACTCAAAGAGTTGCTTACCCTCTCTGGTGAACAACGGCGGCAGTGCCTCGCCCATTCCCGTGCAGTCAGGCAGGAACCATGTAGCATCATTCCTCCATCCGAGGGATACCTGCTCTGCTTTGGCGATGGCAGCGATGTCAATAGGCTCGAAGTGCGAGTAGTACTTCAGGTACTCAAGCACTTCCCCCTCTCTGACCGCAATTACGCTCTCATCACCGCCGTGCCGGGCCACGTCGATGCCGATCTGTCTCGCGGGAGTCCTGCTCCCACTTCGATGCATCTTTCTGAGTGCGTTTTTGGTGTTTTCTGACATGTTCCACATGTGCATGACAGCTTCGTCGCTGATGAGGCACTGAGGATCGGTTCTCGGGAACTCCCCAAGCACTCTGATGCGATAGAAGTCAGAATCTCTGCCGTATTTCTCCTCCAAAGCCTTATTCACACCAGGGTCGAACCATCTGGACTTGGGAGTTTCCTCAGCGTTCCATGTAATGCTGTTCCATCGGGCTGCTTCCTTGTTGAAACAGTCGAAGAAGTAGCAATCCCGGCTGGTTGGGTTGCCGATGAGAAGAAACATGGCGTCAGGGTTCTTCAATGTACCCTCGAACTGCTCAATCACGTCCCTGGACACACCCGAAGCTTCTTCAACTATGATGTCCATCGCCTCGGCGTGTTGTCCCTGAAGGTTCTCTGGTCGCCGGGAGGTCTTCATAATCACGCCATGATTCGCCGCGTCCGCCCCCAATACTTTGACGGAGGTTTTAGTGACCTCGAACATGGATTGGAGGAAGGGATCGGCCTTTTCGAGTAGCTTTCGGCACGTTCCAAGCCACACATCACGGCACTGTGCCATCGTTGGGGCTGTGAGAACTGCCTTAGCCTTCTCGTCCCTGAGCAGGCGAAACAGCACAAGCACGCAGGTAGCTGCTGTTTTACCAGGCCCCTGGCCGCTTTTGACAGCTATCTGGCGTTCTCTCCTCTGAACTGCGTCGAAAAGCTGTCTCTGCTGCGGGGTAGGGACGAAGTTCATGGCCCGAGAGAACTTGTAGATGTCTGTGGATACTGCTTTGAGGAAACTAAAAATCTCAGGACTGACACTAGGGGGCACTTGTCTTTCCTTCCAACCCTTCTATTTTGGTCCTCAAAATAGCGATATTGGTCTTATTTTCGATAGAGTTGTCGTTAAACTTATCCACAGATGCCTTAATCTCGGCCAGAGAGCTAGTCAGGTGCATGTTGTCTTTGTCGGAGATTTGCTTCATGGCCTCTACGCTGGATTGTATTTTGTTGACCGTGGATGTGACTTCTCTTGCTTCGCTCTTGGCAGACTCAATATCACCCCTGATCCCATTGACCACCCAAATGCAGACTGCAAGCAGGATGGTAATCAGGGCTGATATCACCTTGTCCACATACGAAGACAATCTAGGGTCTTGGGAGAGTGGGATATCTGTTTTCCTTGTGATTGTCATCGTAGAGGACTCCTCAGACCAAGGATCAGCGATCTGCTCTTACCAGCACCTGATGCGGCAGTCGTGACGGGCGTGGCGATGGAGATGAGCGAGCCGGACTCGTTGTTGTATCGCGTGGTGAAATACGCAGGCCCGCGACCGACGTTGCTGTAGCGAACTTCATCGATCTTGCCGGACCAGTCGGCCTCGGCCGAGGTGTGTCCACGCCTGCCGATCTCGAAGGCGTCGCTGTTGTCGGCCGAGCCGGCCATGCTGGCGGTGCTGACTGAAGAGGCGTTGACGTAGGTTGATTTGTTGCTGCCGTCGTAATCGCCTGCGAGGTAGTGCATCGTCGATGCGTGCCGCAGGTCGGTGGTGCCTGCGCCGAAATCGTTGCTGTTGGCGGTGATGCGAAACAGGGCCAAGCCACTGTTGTCGAAGCCCAGTTCCCAGAACCGTGCGGACGCCTCCGATCGCTTGCTCACGGCGATCCTGCCGACGGCGTTGCTTTGCACCCACGCTTCGATGGCGAATGAATCGCCCGGAGACAGCGAGGCGTCAGTGCCGCAGTCGATGCGATCGTCGCTGCCATCGAAGTCCAGCCCGTTGCCGACCTTTGCGACCACGGCGTCGCCCGACGTCATGGTGCCCGCACTGGTGCCGTGGTTGGCGTTGCTCGTGCGGTCGAGCATTTGCGGGGCACTGCCGCTGGGGTTTTCTTCCAGTGCCCAGTAGCTGGCGATGCTGCTGTGATACGTCGCGTGCTGGCCGAATGACTCGCCGGCGGCTGGCTGGCTGGACGTGCCGACGGTGCTGTAGAAGCCGTAGAAAATCGTGTCGCTGTCGCTGCTGAGGCTGGCCACGTTGACGCGGACGCTGATGACCGCGTCACCCGCACCGTCGCTGCTGTCGTACTCCCATCGGATGATGTCGCAGGCTAGCTGCGTGGTGCCCGCTTCGTCGGAGGCAAAGCTAATGTCACCGCCGTCGGACTGAGCACGATTGCCGTCCGTTGGGCTGCACATCTCGTCGGGCAGGTCGGCCCGCGTCAGCAGCACATCGAAATTGGACACACCGCCACTGCCCACTTGTGCGGAGAGAGCGGTGATGGCAATACGTCGCAGGCAGTCGGCTGGCGTGGCCATAATCTATCCTTTATCCGAGTTCTTCAATCGCGGATCGCCGCAATCACCTTCGCAACCGTGGTGGTGTGACTGTTGATCCGAACATAGTTCACGGCCATTTTGTGGCCCCACTCCCCGTCGAGCGATTCTGGTGTCTCGAATGCGAGCGAGGCGTCACGCACAAAAATTACATCAAAATCAGGCTCCATGCGGATGATACCGATTGGCCTGTGCATCACGCACCAATTGCTTGAGTATCCCGCATAAATCAGCGTGGTGATGCCTTCCTCATGCAGCCACGCCTTGAACGCGGCCGTAGTTGCGATCCCCTTCTCGTCCGCGTTGATTTCCCCCTTGACAGGCTGGACCAGTGCCGACATCGGCGTGTTATGCGGGGCGTGCACCACGCGGATGTCTGTCCCTCGCACCGCTTCCACCAGAGGGACGATCCTGTCAGATGTGACGACCTTCGCTCGGTCCATCCATCCGCCATTGGGGTGGCTCGCCCACACGTCAATCAGGACCAGGGCGGTCTTGATCGGGTCGATCGTCACCATCTGGTCGATGACGGTGCTGTCAAGCTCAGTTTGCTGGACGCCGGACTCGGTGGCGGCAATGAACTTCTCGACAGCCACCGTGAGCCCCTGCGGCCGCGGCATGGCGTCGTAGTGGACGATTGACCTGCTTGCAAAGGCGATGCAGATCGCGGTGAGGATCACAGCCAGAAATGTGTTGTATCGGCGTGTCATTTTCAGTGTCCTTTTATCCGAGTTCTTCAATCGCGGGCGGTCGAAGCCCCTGCGGCGGCCCATTCAGTTGGCATCGTGGGTTCCTTTCAGGGTTTCGCGTGACTTTTCGATGAAGATGTCATACTCGCCTCGTTAAAACCCATGATCTGTCCTTTGTATGTGGTCGCATGTCAGTTGGTCAGGGGCAGTCCGGGGATGTTCGATCCCTTTGACTGGGCAGAGAGAATCAGAACTGCCGTGGGTGTCCCCGTGACAGTATCGACCTTCGCCAGGAGGCGAACCGAGGCCACTCCTCGTACATCGAACCGCACCGCAAACTTGCCGTCAGCCGCGAGGGTCAGCACCATCGCATCTTCGACAGCGACCCCATCAGGATCAACTCGCAGGGACCGATACCAGACGCTTCCGTCACGGTCGGACACTTCGAGGATCAACGTCAGCGTCGTGGCTGATCCCTTGACGACAGTAAGTGCTGCGACAAGGAAGTCGATGCCTCTTACATCCACGCCATTAGATGCCCACCCATCAGCAGCAGGGCCGTAGGCGGTCAGGAGGGAGGTCGTATTTTCAAGCTCTGCTGAAACAAAGAGAGGAGTGTCGCCCATGTTATGTCTTTCGTATCAGGTGCCAGAGTTCAAAGAGCAGCCACATAATCAGGCTCGCCCAGGTCGTATTCCTTGCCCACAAATAAAATCGTCTCGACCTGCTCATTGTAATGTACCTCTTCTTACAAAGCCAATAAAAGACCCCCGCATTTGCCCTATGCGGGGGTCTGTGTGGAAAGGAGGGCTTGTCGGCACCGAGGTGGTAGTGCTTATCGACTACCGTATGGTACTCATTCCTTCTTGGTTTTCAAGCTGTTGATTTCTGCTTTGACCTCCATAATGGTCGACTTCACTGCCTTAAGAGCCGATCCAGCTTCTTCTTCGATGTTGGCCTTGACTACCTTCTGCACTTCGAGGGGGGATTTCTCGATGCCTCCAGCCACCACCTTCAGTGCATCACTCTTTCTTTTCTGTTTCCACTGAGACCAGAGGAAATACCCACCTGCTGCCGCTGCGACCAGCACAATCACTGCCAGAGCCAGTGGGTAGGTCTCCATCAGGAAACCACCGATGCCGAATGCCGCCGACAGTGCGAACAGACTGAATGCCAGTCCTCGCAGGCCGAAGTAGAGCAGCACGGCCCCAACCACACCACAGATACCGCTGAAGATGTAAAGCAGGTAAGTGTTCGTGGCTCGGAGTCCCTCGAACTGCCAGCTAAACCATCCTCCACTGGCCGAGGCCCCGTCCAGGTCGATGACCGGCAGTTCCCCGCCTGTGTTGGCGATGCCCTTCTCGGTCGTCGTCACGCCGAGGCCCTTGGTGTTGCCGCTGCGTGCGAGTTCTTTGGTGTTGATGGGGTTGAAGACCTCGCTCTCGCCCTCGATTGTGATCTCGCTGCGAGCGTCTGCGATGATCTCGTGGCCGTTAATCCTGACTGTCTGCTGGAGGGGCTGCTGGAGGGGCTGCTGGAGAGGTTGGGGTCTCGTAAAGAAACCCCCCATCGCCAGTCCCAGTCCGAAACCGATCAGCAGTCCCATCACTATTGCCGTGTTGTGGCGTGACTTTGATGATCCACTTGTTGTATTGCCTTCCACCATCGTGTGATTCCTTTTCCTTCCTATCCACGTTCGATGTCGCTGGTGATGTGGCTGTCGCAGTGCAGCCAACAAGCATCAACAGTATCAGTATCACAAGCACCACAAGAGTGATAATGTCTAGGAGAGTACTTCTCTTGGGTACATGAGTAATAAGCATGTCAGGTTCCTTCGTGGCTTGGTGATTACTCAATTTCCTCTGCTTCCCCATCCACCAGTATATCATCCTGCTCGAGTTCAAGTCGCCTGTCGTCTGAAATCCTCGCCAGTGCGTCTCTAATGCCCTGTTGAGAAGTGTCCTCCTCGGCCTTGGTGAGTCCCTGAATCATACTGATCTGTTTGAGTGCGTAAATCTCTGCTCTGAGGTCCGGGATCACGTTGTCCCTGGCTCTTTCGATGTAGTCCTCCAGCCGCAGGACCATCATCGCTCTGTTTTGTTCTCTGTTGGTGCAGACCAGTTGCTCCACGCAGGCGTATGCTATCGCCACGATGTTCATGCCTTCTATTCCGTCGATCCCGAAGGTCTCTCTGAGTTTGTTGAGCACCGTGTGCGTGCCATTTCTTGTCAGTTCCTTCTGAGCCGAGTAGATGATCTGATCCTCGAACCACACCAGATCAGCGAAGGGCGGCAGTGCATGTTTGATGTGTTGTGGGTGTGTGATCCACTCCCATGCGTGCCTTTGCACCTTGCCTCCCGCCATGACCGGCAGGTACTTTCCAATTCTGCTTGCGACTTCGATCCAGTCTTCCGGGTGGGAGTAGTTCGGGATGATCGTCCACTTCTTATTGTCGAGTTCCATTCGTGCGAAGTTGCGAGTGCTGGCTCGCGGGGTGTTGTCAATCGGGAAGTTACTGGCAGTACTAGTGAGATTGTCGAAGCTGACTTCGCCAAGTCTGGTTCTGTCGCCTACCAGTCCCTTGAGGATGCACATTTCCCGTGTGATTCGCCATGCGACCAGCAGGCAGGTGTTTTCAATCTCTGTGATTGAGAAGTCTTCGCGGGAGAGTGTTTGTATGGATTGCGTTCGAGGGGGTGGCGTGTGGAGTCCGAGTTCCTCAAGGACGGGACCAAGCATCTCGGGGATGGTCGAGATAATTGTGATGCCCTCGAGTGGGTCGGGATCGGGGATGAGGGAGGCTAAAGTCGTCATGGCAACATGCTATCAAGGAAATTGTCAGATATCTAGTGAGAAGGCAGGACGCACTCAGGACGCATTTATTGGTAACTGATAGGACGCACTCAGGACGCATTTATTGGTAACTGATAGGACGCACTCAGGACGCATCTGTGTGTGGATGATTTTCTCGAGGCTGGAAAAAATTGGAGTGCGACTCAGGGTGATTTTCTTGGGGCTGGAAAAAATTAGGGGGTCGCATTGGAGTGATTTTCCCAGGGCCGGAAAAAATTAGGGGGTCGCATTGGAGTGATTTCCTTGGGGCTGGAAAAAATTAGGGGGTCGCATTACAGATGCTCCCACAAGCCCTGGCATCAGACTTGCACGTAGCGGTTGCGGTAGCGGTTGCGGTAGCGTCTCAGTCTCACCTTGCCACCAGTCCGCCCCTGCTGCCAGGCTGCCAGGCTGCCCGGCTGCTGCACTGGCTGCTGCACTGGCTGCTGCTCACCCTTGCTGCTGCTCACCCTACTACCCTTGCTGCTGCTCACCCTTGCTGCTGCTCACCCTACTACCACGGCTGCTGCTCAAAATAGGCCCACCATATGGAGTAGACTCATAGTAAAACAGAACGATACCCTAACACTTAGGGCATATGGCAGTAACTATCGGTTATAAACCCTTATTGGATAAGGAGTTACAACAAGTTAGGGTTTTGTTCGTATTCTTTCGTCTGCAGCATTTATTATAAACCCTTGCCACAACAAGACTTACAAATACAATATATATTGTATTTTAACGATTTCAAGGTTAGAAAGTATATAGGGAGGAAATAGGCAAGTTTTAACCTAATTTCCACCAAACAAAACTATAGACCTAGAATCGTAAGTCTTGCATTAACAACGGTTTATCGTTTTGTACGACCTAGAGTATGCATGTTTGGCTTTTGTTGATAGACTGTGGATAACTATTCTGTGTTTGCGATAGGTCGAATCGGTCGATATCGTGGGTGGTCGGAACACCCCAAAACGCGGCACTGCCGCAGGAGATCGAACATGACCACTACTCGCACATACTACTGGGAGCACAAGACCGACCAAGCCCGCTACCTGCGCAGCGGCAACGCCCGCGAGATGGCGTCCGTGGTGCACCGGGCCGGCGGCGAAGTCGGCGTCATCATCGACGATGGCGGGCCACTGGAGATCGTGCCTGTACCCTGTGCGCGGACAATAGTAGAGACGTCAGCGGCCTTGATCGCAGCGACAGCCTGATCCATCGCACACCACAAACGCGGAACATCCGCAGGAGAAACATCATGAACGATACCACCACAATCACACTAACTAGTCGATTCCAGACCATTATTACACGCTGCTACACCGGATCGGTTAGCAGCGACGAAAACCGGGCCGCCCACGGCGGGGTGTGCATCACGGAATGCCGACGCACTGCCAGCGGCCCGATCCTCGCCCGCCAGGTGAACATCAACGGCAGACATACAGAAGTCGGCGAATCCTATGAGATCACCGACGCCGAGTTTCAGCAGCTGCTCGCCATCGCCTGACTAACCCGAACCCGAACCCGAACCCCAAACGCCGCTAAGCGGCAGGAGATCGACAATGCCGATAAGAATCAACCCAAATCAGGGAACAAGGACGATGCCTATCTATG